CCGGTAGCGCCCGTGGCGCCCTGTGCACCTTGCGTACCCTGTGCGCCCTGCGGCCCGGTAGCGCCCGTGGCGCCCTGAACACCTTGCGTACCTTGTGCACCCTGCGGCCCGGTAGCGCCGGTGGCGCCTTGAACACCTTGCGCACCTTGGGCACCCTGTGGGCCATCCCCTGGCGGGCCTTCCTGCCAACCGGTAACGGTGTCATACGTAAGCACCCACCCTTGGTTGGTCCCGGCGTATGGTTCCCAGACCTGATCTGCATCATTCCAGATAAGCACATCCCCCGGGCTTGTTCCAACAGGCAAACTTGCGGAATCTCCGCCCTGCTTGGTGTACTTATTGAGAGGCCCGTACAGGATCAACGCGCCTGTTGGTATGTCCTCTACGGTTGTACTGCTAACCGAAAGCGAGGTGTCGCCATCGGCCGCATCGTCAGAAACCATCAGCGATACCACTTTCCCCGAAGATGGAATCACCAGCAGAATGTCATCATTCTGAAAAAATGACTTGGCCCGAACCGGATATGTCAGCGGGATTGATGTAATCGTTCCGGCAGATATGTTCGAGCCTATTGTATTCACGGCAAGGGCCGTGAGGGCCAGATTTGCAGCCCCCGAAAAACCCTGCATACCGGCAGAGGTAAGCGCAGATGCCGGAGGGGTAGGGTTCCAAAACCCTTGCCGTGGGACCCTGCCGGGGAAAAACTTCGGCGTCGTCAACCGGATGCCCGGTGTTGTTGTCACTTCCACGCGGTTCACTCCCGCGGATACCCACTGCCCGCGCCAAAACGAATCATAGGCCGCGAACTCGACAGATAGCATCAGCCAGGCCGAGTTATCCGGCATGATTACGCGGCTGTGCGCCCGGGTATTGGCCGAATAAAAAGCACCGGAATACACCGGACGCGGCTTTGCCCGCGCCGCAAGTACTTCAGCAGCCCACAACTGGGGGAACTCATAGTTCTCCGTGTCGGTGCCATGATCCCAGGTGCCAGTTGTCAATGCCGGTAAGCCGGTGCCCGGCTCCGTCCACAATGCGCCGGGCGTGGTGCCCGATACTGCGTGTCCGAAAATGAATTTCTTTTCTACGTCCACCGTGTTGCCCTCGATGGCATTTTCAGCCTCGTACAGCCGCGTGCCTTCGAAATCAAGCGCCGGGTCGCTTGCCTGCCGGATGCGCATTTGCGGCGCGGTCACGCTCCACCAGGTCAGATCAATGTCGACGAAGTCACCATTGATGTCCACCGCAAAGCCCTCCACGAAGCCTACCTCAATCGAGGTGCCTGCCGGCATAGGCGGCGTGTCGAATGTGAATGTGGCGAACTGGTACAGGAAATCGCTGAACGTGAACTCCGTACTGATTTCGTAGTAGTTCGTGCCCGACTGCCATACCGGCGTGTTTGGCAAAATCTGCGTCGTGGGGTTCCCGTTCACCACCAGATTCAGGCTCTGCGCTTCCAGCGTCTGCCCACCGGCCGACACAAAAAAACGAAGCACATAGCGCCACGGCAACGCGTATGCCAGGTCAAGTGTAGCCTCAATATTGACATTGAACGAAAAACGCAACACGTTTTCGTCCGAAAACGAAACGTTGGAAAATGTCGTAGTGTCCGGGAACGTGGACAATTTGTTCCAGTACAGCCCGCCATAACCTTCCAGGTAGTTGAACGTGTTGTTGTGCACATACTCGGCTACCACCTTGCGCACCGCGCTCATGTAGCCAAATGTGCCGCCTGCCAGGCGTTTCCCTCCGGCACTTTGCGGTACCGACACGTCGTAGGTCTGCGTGGCCGTGCTGCTCGTGATCGCCCCGGCCTTTGTGTACGACCGCTCGTAGAACTCGTCCTGCGACCGTTCATTCACCTGTTCGAATCGCCAACAGCCTGCCGAGAAGTAAAGCCTGGCGGCAAAGTGTGTGCATATTTCTGCAATCACATCGTAGCAGGAAAGGAACTTGTAGGAGCCGGTAGCGCTGTCGCTTTCCTTTTTTTCAGCGAACACGGTGCCGTTCACATAACTAAGGTACAGCGGGCATTTCGATGCGCCTGGCGTCCCGATATTGAAGTCCTGCCAGTTCACCACGGCACGCAGGTACACGTCGGATGTCCCCCAGTAGCCGAGCAGCGTGTCCTCGAATTGCAGCGCCCGAAGCAGGTGCTGCGACAGCCGGCCAAACCCAAATGGCGCATTCCCGTCCCTGTAATCAATTTTTTTCAGCCGGGCGATGCCGTCGGTCGCGGTAATGGAAAACCGGTACGGCGGATAAATGTCTTGGAACCCAGACATTTCCGGCAGCACATAGCCTACCCAGAACATCGTGGCGCCGCTGCCGGTGTTCACCGTGACCTTTACGGTGAAGCGGGTCTCACTCGAAGTGAGAATATCATCGTTGATCGCTTCGAGCACGGAAAGTGTGCCTTCGAGCACAGCGACGGGGATTTCCAATTTCGACCCTATGATGGGTGCGAACAGGTCGTCCGGGTCGCCGTCGTATCGGAGCGAGAATCCGCCCTCTGCCAGCGTGACCTCCGTGGCGGTGCCTGAAAATTCGGAATCATCCACGTACACCGTGTAGGTGTGCCCTTTTCTGTTTTTGAATGCAGAATACAGTCTGTTTGCCATCAGCGCGTGCGCCCCCTCCGTGCGGCGGCTCGGTCAAGAATGAATTGCAGATCGTCGCCACGTACCACCGCCACCAATTTGCCGCCACCGCCACCGGCGCTGTCGCGGAAAATTGACCGTAGTTTTCGCTCCGGCGTCACGATCTCCGGGTTTGTGCTGGCGCCCGGGTATTCCCCGATCAGGGCCAATGTAGGCTTCCGCACCACGCCGCCCTCGGCAAGTGCCGGTATGCCAATTGAAGAAAGTACTTTGTTGAAAGCCGCAGCGGCAAGTGCGCCCGCTGCGGCACCAGCAGCGATATTGAAAGGAAACGGGAGGCTGCCGAGGGCTTTTGTCACCGCAGCAGCCACGCCTTGCTGTATCCATGCTCGAACAATTTTTGCTGCGGCTGATACAGCAGCATTCGCCAGTTCACCGAATGAAGATGCGCCCTGTGCGGCCGCATCGGCCACCGACTTGCCCACAGCCAGGGCCATATTCCCGAGCGCATCGCCCTGCTCGGCGGCAATATCCATAGCCGCCTGCATAGCCGACGAAAACCCGTTCAGGCCTTCGGTGGCCAGTACCATCACGTCGGCGATCTGCTGCCACGACCCGAGGTAGGCCGTGTTGCTCTCAATCGCGGCGGTTGCTGTTTCTTTAAGCGACTCCAGCCCGGCCTGTGCCGCGCTGGTATCTAACTGAACCACCGCGGTCGGTACGCTGAGTGATGGAAGCGTAGGCAGACCGGGCACCGTCGGCGACGACACCGACAGCGGCAACGGCTCCGGGGCCGTCAGTTTGTTCAGCGCATCGGTCACGCGCTGTATTTCGGCCAGCGCAGGCTCCACCAACGGCGGCGGTATTTCCGTCGCGTCCGGTGGCGTGGAGGTTTTTTCCAGCGCCGCATCGTACTGCCGGATGGCCGCGTAGGCAGCCTCCGTGAACGGCACCGGTATCGTGGCCGGCACGATGCCGGAAAATGCGGCCTGCACTGCCGCGTCTATCTTTTGCAGGGCCTCCAGCGCCGGCGACGCGTCTGGCTGCGGAATCGGATCCGACTCCACCCGGAATATCAGCGCCTCGGGCTGTTTCACCCCATCCACCGCCGCCTGCACGCGCTCGATCTCTCCAATGGCCGCGCCCACGAACGGAACCGGCACCACGATGGGCGCCACGGCATCATTGACCCGGGCAATGGCCGCGTCTATTTTGTCCATCTCGGCCAGCACGGCCTGTGCGCTGTTGGGTACGGCGAATCCTTTTTCGAGCGATTCACGCATGTCCACCAGCATCGAGCGCAGGTGCTGCACCTCTTTGCCTGCCGGCTTGAACCCTGCCTCGATCAGGCGTTCGATCTGGTTGGTGATTTCCGTGGCTTGCTCGCCGAATACGTCGGCCCCAAGCACATCGCCTTTTTCGGTCACAGCCCGGATGGAGGCCAGCGCGTCCCGGTAGGCATTTGCCTGCGCCTTCGACTCCTTGAACGCGCCCTTGGCGCTCTCTTTGTTCGAGGCCATGCGCTTGTCCCAGTTCTCCGAAAACTCCCGCGCTGCCCGTTGCGCCGGCGTCATATCTTCCAGGGCGTCCTTTGCGTCTTCCAGCGCCTGCCGCTGCTTCGTGAGCGCGTCGTACTGCCGGTTGGCGCTGTTGGCGCCGATGCCGAACGCTTTGTCGAACGATTTTGATAATTCGTCTGCCGTTTTCGTGGCGGACTTCACATCGTTTTCCAGGGCCTTGATCACATCTCGAACCACTTCGGCCCGGGCAGATTCCTGCACAAATTGCTTTTCGAAATCCGTACCGAACACACTTCGGCCGGATCGTTTTACCTCTTCGCCCGTGATGCCGGAAAATCCTTTTTCTTTCAACTGCTGAATGCGCAACTGGGCCTCGGCAGCCTTTGCGAATTGCGACTCGACAGCCACGGCCTTCTGCCGCTCGGCCACGCCGCGCAAAATTTCCTGATTCAGACCGGCCTGGATGTCGGTCAACTTCGTGAGCGATGCCGTTTCCAGATCAACGCCCCGAAGGTAGTCGGGGTACACTTTTTTCAGTTCGTCTATCGCGGCGCGCCGTTGGTCGGTGGTAGCGGTAGCCGATTTCAGTACCTCAAAGTTTTTGTTCAGGATAGCAGTCTCTCGACCTGCTTCCTCATTCACCTTGGCCTGCGCCTCGGCAAACATGCGCTGCGACTCCGTGGCAGAGTCCACCCGCGATACATAGGTCGCGATGGCCACGCCCAGGGCGATGACCACCGATGCCGCGGCGATGAACACGTTCAGCCGGGCGGCGGTATTCATGGCCGTGAGCGCGCCGGTGAGGCCGGTTCCGGCCACGGTGGCCGTGCGGAACGCTGCCACCATCGGCGCGATACCCGACACAATGGATATCCATGCCCCCTGCAACAACGACAGGCCCTTGATGGCCGGCCCAAGGGCCAGCGCGAAGGCACCAATAGACAAAATGACGGCTTGTGTGCCGCCACTTAGCCCGGCGAAGGCATCGGCGAGGCCCACGATCCATTCGGAGAAATTGTTGAGCAGGCCGGTGACGTTGAATGTCTTGTTGATGGCTTCTCCCACCGTAGCCAGGCTCTGCCGGATGGCTACCCCTGCATTGGTGAACGCGTTGGTGAGGCCACCCGCCACGCGCGGCATAGTAGCCATGCGGTCGGTGATGCGTTCGATGAATTCGTCGGCGCTCACACCGAGCGCCCGTATAGCCTCGGCGCTGGTAGTGCCGAACTCTTCCTTGAGCACCCGGGCGAGGCCGGGCATGTTTTCAATGATGATGCTCAAGTCCTCCTGCAACAGCCGCCCCTTGCCGATGATCTGGGTAAATTGTTTTGTCACGGCATCGAGTTGATCGGCGCTGCCGCCTGTGCTGGCGATTTGGTTGCCCAGTTCGGCAAGAATCAGGCGGGCCTTTTCGGCGGATATGCCCACGCCCTGCAAGCGCACGGAGCCTTTCACGGCTTGCTCGAAGTCGAGGCCCGGCGCCAATGCGGCCACGCGCAGCGCATTGATCTCGGCTGCGGCCTCTCCGGCGCCACGCCCGACGGACTCGAATGTGGTGGTCATGGCCAGCGTGAGCGACTCGAATTCTGCAGCAGTCTTGAGCGCCAGCCCGCCTATAAGGCCCAACGGGGCACTTACAGCGAGCGTCATCTGTTCGCCCAGGGCGCCCATGCGCTGCACAGAGGCCCGCATGTCGCGTTCCACTTTGGCGAGTTGGCGGCTGAAATTCTTGTCCAGCAAGCCAAGTCGTATGTTCAAATCACTGACTGATGCCATGCGCGGGTGGTCTTTTTTCCGGGTGCTTGGAGTAGTACCACTCGTCCGCCTCCCGGCTGAATTTTTCGAAATCTGCCTGCTCCTTGGCTGTCAATGGCGCAGTAGGAGCCGTAACGGCTGGGGCTTTTTCCCAATCAAATTGGAAAAGGTCTTCCGGCTTTTTGAAGCGTTCTTTGTGGTCTATGGTTTTCATCGTGTAGAACGCTACAAGTCGCGCCCGCTTCCATTCTGCCTGCTGCGCCCGTTGGTATGCGGTTTGCCGGGCAGCCAGCCAGCGCGGCGTACTGCTCCAGAATTCCCGCTCGGTCATGCCGCATTCGGCGGCCGCCTCGATCAGCGCTTGCCAGGAGATTTCCTCTGCTTCGTCGTCGGCTGTACCTGCGCCGTCTTTTTTTTTGCGGCATCGGCTTCGTCCGGGTTGTGCTGCGGCATCGAGGCCGCCAGCAGGTCGAATACCTGCGCGCTGGCTGCCGTATCGGTCAGTAGCCAGCCTGCCACCTGCGAAGGGGTGCAGTCGAGCGTCTCGCCGCGTTCTGTAGCGGCATAGTCCAGCGCCGTGTGTACAATGTCGGCCAGCACGACCATGCTGATCTGGTCCGTAGCGTCCACGAGGTCGTCGGTATTGTCGCTGCCGGCGATCTGCGAAATCTCGGCCAGTTGTCGAAACAACAGGCGCAAGTCGCGCATGTACTTGCGGCCTGTTGTTTCTTCGTAGCGGTAGGCCACCTCGAAGGTGAAATTTACCGGGCGCTTGCGCCCGCCGATGGTAAGTTGCTGCGTAGTCATCGGCTTTCACATTAGGAGATGGTTGCTTCGGTCAAGGCGCCCTTGCCGGTCAGTGTGAACGTGTACGTGCTGGCGGTGTTGATGCCGCTGGCGTTCAGTTCCAGCGACGTTACCAGGGCGTTGCCGCTGTACTTTTTGTCGCCAGTCACAGCGTTTTGCACCACGACGGGCACCGTGTCGCCGTTGATCTGCGCGTCGAGCAGTTCGCTGTAGCCGTTGGTTGCGTCGAATGCCAGATTGGCGCTGCCACTGACCTGCCAGGAGATCGTTCCGGGCTCGGCATCTGCCCAGGTCACATCCGTGTCTTTGCAGGTGGTGTCGAACGTCTCGGTCGTCACGGTCAGCGTAAGGTCGTTTTGGCAGGTGATGGCTACCGGGGTGCCACTCCCGGTATAGATTTTCATGAACTTGGAAAGTACTGTGCCTGTGGTAGCCATAGGTAGTGTTTGTTTATTTGTTTGCGAATCTGTGTTTTATTCTCCTTCGGCTTGCTTGGGCTTTTTGCCCCACTTCCATGCAGAGGTAGTCGTTTCTGCCAATTCAGGCTCTGGCAATGGCGGGGGGTCTACAGCCTCCTGACGTTCCACCGTCGTACTTTTTTCGGCGATGCGCTCGGGCACTACGCACTCCGTAGCCGGCTTTGCCTCCGGCGCGTACTTGCGGCTGCGGATGGACTTGTCCACCTCCTTTGCAAAGCCCTGCGACACCAGGCGCTCGCCGTCCGGGTCGCTTACCTCTCCCACCCATCCGGGCTGATAGGTGCGCTTGCCGTCTTGGTATGTTTTAATGAATTGAATTTTCATTTTAACCCTGCTTTTGTGATGTGATTGTCTATTTCCCGGCGCAATAGTTCGCTTGCGGCTCGGAGCGTTTGTTGCCCGGCTGCCGCTTCGGCTTGCGCCACGAAGTAGCGGCCGCTCATGCGCCGTGTGCCAGCCTCCACCATGCCGGCGTAGTAAGCGTCGGTGCGCGCGCCTACGAATCGGCCCACCGCGTTTCCCTTGGCCAATTTTGGACCTACGAACACCGCATCGGAGCGCCGGAACGTAAGGATTTTGAACGAGCGCTTCAGATTGCCCGGCGCATAAGTGGCCAGGCGCTTGCCGCTGCCTTTTTTGGCACGGCGCGTACTGCCTTGCGCGTACCGGTAGTGCGGGCGATCAGACACCGGTGCACGGCCCTGAATAGCCGAAATGAGCAGCCCGCCGGCTTGCCGGAATGCGTCCCGGCTTGCCTTGCGGCCATGCTCGCCGACTGCTTCCATTTTTTTGACCAGAGCCGTCACTTCTGCCTGCATCAGTTGTATCTCGCTCATCGGTGTATGATTTCGTAGGTGGCTTCCCGGAGGTAGGTCAACATAGCCTCGTCGCGCCCGTCGCGGCTGCCGAGGTACTGAATCACTTCTGCTGTCACGCCTCCGGCGGTGCCGCTGGCGGCATCGAGCGCGGCACGCACGGCGGCGTCTATGCTGTCGAGCACATCGTAGGCGTCCTGACCTTCTCGGGCTTCCTGCCAGATGTACAGCGTCACTACGGCTGTATCGTGGTTACCTGCGCTGGTTTTGCTTGGATCCAGCGGCTTGTTGTCTACCATGTACACGATGCAGGGGTATGCCGCATTCTGGGGCATGAAAACCGGGTAGATGCGCGTACCCACCAGCGCGGTAACGGCGCTGGTGCTCGTGAGTTTGTTGTACAGGTAGCGGCCTACTTTCATGTTCTACTCCTGAATTTGGCAGGTGAGGTGCATGTATGCGTCTCGCCCGTCGTCGTGGATGGTAAGTATGTTGTACAGGTTGTCGCGGTACTTCACGCGCATCTTTTTGTCCAGCCCGGCCCGGTATCGGATCGTGAACACTAGGCGGGATGTAGCCACCAATTGGTCGCCTTCCACCTGCTCGGCATTGCCGGTATTTCCGGCGTTCACGGCAGCCCACACGGTAGCCAGGCACGACCAGGTAAGCAGTTCCTGACCGGCTTGACCGCGCGTAGCCGTTGATTGCTCGATATCAATGCGGCGGTTCAGATGCCCGATGCGCGTGCGCTTGCTCATTTTTTCACGCTTTGCGGAATCAGCGAATCCGTGAACCACACCCGGGCAATGAAAATAACAGCACCGAAAATAGCCCCGATGTAGTTCTGGATGCTTTCGCCGTTGCGCAGCCCTTCGATCACGTCAATCGCCGTCGGGTAGGCCGCCTGAATGGACGCAATCTGCTCGTCGGACACATCAGCGCCCAACCAGCCGAAAAGCAAGTTGCCGCCGAATACAGCGAACACGGTGAGCGCAAACAGCGCGACTTTGGATTTGTACCAGGGTTTCACAGGGACGGGTTCGGGTGTTTTTGCTACGTTAGACATACACTTTTTTGTTTTGTGTGAAATATAGGTTGTTTCAAAATAATCATGCCGAAAAACGGTACCAGGGATGCAAAAGTGCCTCGCTGGCCCGTGGGAGCGTGTTGGGCGGGTCTTCGCGGTTTTCGTACAGGTGCCCGACCATGAGCAGCAATGCGCTGCGGATGTCATTCGGCACGCTGTCGGCGCCGAGGCCGAAGCCGGCTTTGTAGGTGATCGTGACGGCGTTGGGGCGGGTGGTAAGGCCGGAAGGGTAGGTGTATCCCACCTTGGGCACAATGACCGGCTGGCCGTAGATCCGGCCCGTGGTGTATTCGTCGGCGTCCCACGTCTGCGTGTCGCCCGCGCTGTCAACATACGTCACCGACGTGATGCTGATCAGCGGGGCTACACGCAGCAGCACGGGCTGGTCGGAATGCGCCGGAAAAGCGGAATGGTACTGGGCAATGGTTTGTTCGATCAAGGCAAGGCCGTATGTGCGCTCCACCGTGGCTGCAGCGGTGCGGATGTAGGCCCGCACCAGATCGTCGTCGGCGCGCAGGTCTTCGTTGCGCAGGTGCATGCGCACCAGTTCCAGCGTAACTGGCAACTCGATCCCGGGCGTGACGACCTTGTAGGCCTCGTATGTCTTGTCGTGTGTCATGTTCTTATGTGACGGTCATGTGATCGTGATCGGGTTACATTTCTTTCAGGCCGCACCAGCGGCTTTCGTACCAGCCCTTGAGCGCAATGAGTTGGGCAGAAATTACCGGTATGCCGTTTGCCCAGCGGTATTCCTGCACGCGTGCCTTTTGGAATCGTCCGGTGTACTGCGGCTGAATGAACCTGGCGTACTGCTGGTTGGTGAAGTACTCGAATGTCAGCGTATTGAAAAAACGCTTGTGTGTCGGGTCGCCGAATGCGCCGGGGCCGTTCACGCTCGGCACCTCGATGAGCAGGAAGCCGCCCGGGGCGAGTATTCGGTAGCACTCGTTGAAAAAATTGATCGGGTCGTCGAGGTGTTCCAGCACGTGGTAGGCCCGGATGACGCCTACGCTGTCGTCATCAATGTCCCACCGGTGGGCGTTCAGGTCCTGGATAATGTCTGCATCGAGCAGGTCAACGGACAAGTACCCTTCTGGCTTACCTATGCGCCCGCCAAGGTCAAGACAAGGCAGCATTCGGTCGGCAGCCCAGCGTAGGTACATGGGCTCGGCGTGGCGGC